GAGCATGACGAGATTTCCAAACTTCAAAACTCGAAGCGTGCTTACGAATACGGGCAGAAGATAATGAAAAAACATTGGAACGACGATGGATCTGAAAAGCGGTAATTTGACAAGCGGGGCTTACATAGGATGAGCGATTTCGAAAACGACACGTTAACACACGATTGGAGCAACGTGCTTGCATCCGGTGGCTCGCTCACATTTGCGATGAACGGCGTCACTCCATCCGGAATCTGGGCGGCTCAATTCTCGGACGTCATCGACGCAGAGGAGCAACTTCGAGATGAGCGACGATTCACCGTGTTCACGACCGTAACGAGCTGCGTTACAATTCCATCGGTGCGCAACACGCTCGTCCGGGACTCTGTCACCTATTACATCGACGCCGTGCGAAACGACGCGGAGGGCATAGGCATCGAGCTCGACGTGCGGAAGGTGTTTTAGGCTATGCCTTTAGCTTTCAAACTTACCGTAGATTCGAAGGGCATCGACGTTGCTTTGCGTGAGCTGGCGGACGAGGCTAAAGTTGCGCCAGGCGTAGCGTTCAAAAACGAAGCAAAACAGCTTTCGAAGCTGTTGATAAAACTGACGCCGCCGAAGACATATTCGCAAGGTCGTAAGGCAGTCGCAGGCGACATTGGCCGAGTGTTTACGTCTATCCCTCGGATTATAAAATACGCTAAGGACCACAGCCGAGTGAATGACATTGCAGGATTCAACACCGCGCTCAAGAAGGCGTATCGTAAAGGCGACGACGCAGAGCTTGAGCGATTGCTCACCGGACCGATCGGAGTGCATACGTCGAGCGTCAAACCTTACATGAGAAACGGAGTGCAAGTCAGCGGATACACTGCGAAAAGAAACGGTCGCCCAATGTTCCCGATGATCGCAGGAGGCAGCACGAGGATGAGCGGCAACCTTGATCCAAAGTTGCATACGAACCGAAGGAATAGACGAGGCAGGGTCCTCGGGGACAAAACTTCGCAGTTAGTAAAAAATGCAGAGCTCAATCGTTACATCAAAAAGGTGCAGCAAAGTGTCGGCTGGCACGCAGGCGGCTGGGTCGCTTTAGCGCGGGCCTCTGGTTATCCAGCTCCTAAATGGGTCACAAAGCACGGCATCCCGGCAGCGAGCGGTAGAGCAACCTTAAGGACTAGCAAGAATCCATTTATCAAAGCGACGAACTACAGGACGTCCATTCCCGGATACCAGCGAACCGTTGACGGTGTGGTCGCCCAAAGAGCCAAAATTATCAGGGACAATTTAGAGAAACTCATCAAAGGCAAAGCGGTGAACTTAGGGTTCAAACGTGTAGGCTAAAAATCAAAAGCAAAATCATGAGCATCCGCAAAACAATCAGAGACAACATCAAGGCAACTTTGCTGGCCGACTCAACCGTTGCGGCGCTTGTCGGGACTGACGTTGCAATCGGTCAGGAAAACGTGACCGAATCGTCGTCGTGGCCGGCGATCTACATCGTGCCGGTTCGCGACGAAACGGACACGCACACCTTGAGCGTCCCGCGCCAGCAAATGCGTCGTATGACGCTGACCATCGAATACTGGGTCAAGCCGGCTGACGAAGCCACTCCGGTCGAGGATGACATCGACGAAGGCGCCGACGCGATTGCGGACGCGATGCTCGCGGACACGACGCAAGGCGGCGCTTGCCAAGACACTCTTTTGACGAGCCTCGAATATATGATCGAGGGTCGCGAAGATTCTCGATACGGCGTGGGCCGAGTTTCTTTCACCATCATTTATTTCACCCGCGAATCTTAAACTAAAATCATCATGGCAACATCACTAGGCAAGGCCGGCTACCTGCTCGTTTCCGCAGTTACCGCCGTCGAACTCCGCAACTATCAGCTCACCCGAACGTCCGACACTACCGAGGACACCGTCATCGGCGACTCGTGGAAGACTCGAAAGGCGACGCTCAACGACTACAGCATCAGCGCTTCCCTGTTTTGGGACGCATCTGACGATCCCGCGCAAGTTGCGGCATCGACTGCAATCGACGCAGGGAGCGCAGTGACGGTCGTATTGTATCCGGAGGGCGACGACGCCGGAGACGTATACTACACCGGCAGCGGAATCGTTACCGACTTAGGCGCGTCCGCATCTCACGACGGAATGGTCGAGCGCAGCTTCTCGCTGCAAGGCACCGGACCGTTGACTGAATCCACCGTCTAAAAATCCAAAATCCCCTTTCCAATAATGTCCGAAGCCATCGACAGAATCCGCGCTCACTTTGACGCCATCGCCAAACGCAAAATCGAGGTGCCAGAATGGGGTCTTGAAATTCATTCGACGCCGTTGACGATTTCAGAGCGAGCGCGGATTTATCGAGGCATTTCGGACGACGACAGTCACACGCCGCTTGTGCGCGTTTTGATTGTCAAGGCGATCGACGAAAAGGGGGAACCGATTTTCAGCAAGGCGGACGAATCGCATCTCCTCAATCATGCTGACCCGCAAATCGTCGTTCGCGTCGCGTCGGAAATCTTGAGCAATGAAGCACCGGACGCGCGTGAGCTGGGAAACTCTTAAAGTCCGCCGAGGGGTCGGACGTTGTTTTCACTTACACCCTCGCAGCACGTCTCGGAATGACCGTGACACGGCTTCGCGACGAAATGCCCGAGCACGAGCGCGAGGGCTGGTTGGCGTTCTATAAATTTGAATCAGATTTAAAGCGAAATGGCTGACGTTAACGTAAACATTAAGTCTATTGACAATACGAACGCAGGCTTTGCGAGCGCCAATCGAAATTTGAAGCGCTTCGCGAACTCTGCGAAACAGACGACGCAAGGACTGCTCGGAACCATAACCGGGGCTGGACTCGGTTCGGCGCTTGGTTCGGCGTTAGGTTTGAACCTCCAAACTATTGCCGACAACGTAGCTCGGTTGATTACGGGCGTGAGTAAAGAAGCCGAAGAAGCATTGGATCAAATTGTCGAGAGCACAGGTCGTATTGCCGACCTTACGATTGAAAGGATGAACCTTCGATTGACTAAGGAACAACTGTTAATCAATGCGAAGAAGGAGGCGCTTCGAATTGAGAGAGAAATTGCCGAACTCCAAGCAGCAGCAGAGACCAAAAGAGAAACGTCAGGACGACGAACTATCAGGATTCAAAAAGCAACAGAGCAACAGGTTGCAGCGATCGTAAAACTGGACGAAGAAAGAGCTGAGATCCTACTGAAAATCGCCAAAATGAACAAAGATGCAGAGGACTCGGAAACAGCTAGGTTAGACCGACTGCGCGAAACGCTACAACAAACGCAAGACGCAGCCGATAAAGCACTGGCTCCGCTGCAAGGGACGACGCTGAAAGGTCGCGAGCAGATCGAAGCATTGCGAGCAAGTTACGGGAGACTCGTTTACGATTTGACAATGCTGGAAGACGACGAAAGCGCAAAGGGTTTAGAAACCAGAATCCAAAAAACAAAGGAGCTCGCGTCGGTTGCGACCGCGTTGAATGCGGCGCAAATACAAGCGCTCGAAGGTCAAAGGCAAGCGGCGGAAATCCTCGGAGAAGGCTTCGAAAAAGCCATCGTGAACGGAGAAAAGTTTTCCGACGTTCTCAAACAAATCGGAAAAGACTTGGTGCAACTCGTCATTCGGAGGTCGATAACCAATCCGCTCGTCGACGCGATCAGCGGCTTCAATTTCGCCAGCTTGCTAGGCAGAGCCACGGGCGGACCAGTCTCCCGAGGGAGCCCATATATGGTCGGAGAAAACGGTCCCGAAATGTTCGTGCCGACGCAAAGCGGCAACATAGTTTCCAACGAAAAAATGTCGGCAATGGGAGGATCTACTTACTACATCGACGCACGCGGCGCGGATCGTTCCGGTTTCGCTCGACTCGAACAGATGATTCAGCAAACCCAAGCTAGCATCCAACCCATTGCGCTTCAGTCGGTCGTCAGCGCGTCAGCCCGAGGGATGATCTGATGGCGATCACGTATCCAATCACGCTGCCAACTGCGCAGGGATTTTTCACGGTTTCGATCCGACCGTTCTCTCGCGTCGGCGTTTTCGCTTCTGAGTTTACCGGCCAACAGCAAGTTTACGCGCACGCCGGGCAGTTTTTGATTTGCGACATTTCGTTCCCGCAAATGAAGCGTTCCGACGCTGCTCCGATCATCGCCGCGTTGCAATCTCTGCAAGGCGCTCGCGGCACGTTTTATTTCGGCGACCCACAGTGGTATGAGCCGCAAGGGGTCGGGACTGGGACGCCTACGATTAACGGGTCTTCTCAGACTGGCACGTCGATCAACACGACCGGGTGGACAAGCTCGCAAACCGGCATCCTCAAGGCCGGCGATTGGATACAAATTGGCACGGGATCGACGAGGCAACTTTGCATGATCCTGGTCGACGCGGACAGCGACGGAAGCGGACAAGCGACGCTTGAACTGTTCCCGCGCGTGAGAACAGCTTTCGCCTCCGGAACTACGATCATCGTGACAAATCCCAAGGGAGTTTGGCGATTGGCTCAGGAAATCGACTTTAGCCAAGTTGTCGGCGGGATCACTAGTCTGAACACAATCAACGCGATCGAAGCCTTTTGATATGGCACGCGATCTGACATCTGGCGCCATCACTGCAATCACTTCTGACGTGGTCGCGCCTGCACTGTTGGTTTCCGCCGACTTCGATGAGGGCGAGGTAAACGTTTGGAGCGGATACGGAGACTTCGTTTATGACGGCAAGACTTTCAGCGGAGTCGGTGATTTCGGATCTGTCAGCGACGTTGAGGAAACCGAAAACATACAGGCGAACGGTGTGGCCTACAAACTCAGCGGCATTCCGTCCTCATTGATCTCGGCTGCGATGACCTACCAATATCAGGGCCGACCGATTAAAGCATGGGTCGCCTTTTTCGACGTTTCAAACAACAGTTTGATCCCCGATCCTTACGAGCTTTCTGGCGCGCGAATGGACACAATGGTCGTGGACGAAAGCGCCGGATCTTCGACAATTACCCTAACCGCGGAAAGCCTTCTGATCGACCTCCAGCGACCCAGCGATCGCAGATACACGAGCGAAGATCAAATCGAAGAGTATGCCGGGGACTTGTTTTTCGAATACGTTCCCAGCCTAATTCAGCGCGACGTGACGTGGGGCGTTAACACGGCGAAAAGCGGATCGAGCAACACAGGCCCGTGGGCTTACGACGAATTTTACACCCAAGGACGAGGATGACGAGAATCAGCAACTGGCCTTCCGCCTTAGTAAATCACATCGACGCCAACCGCGACCGTCCTTTCGAATGGGGAACGCACGACTGTATGCTTTGGGCTGCTTCTTGCGTCGAAGCAATCACAGGCAATGACCCAGCGAAGAGCCTTCGCGGGACTTACGAAACCGCTTTGGCAGCCTATAGAATAATTGATTCGCACGGAGGATTCGAGGAGACCGTTGATCACTTGCTTCCGGATGGCGCGTCTAATCGCATACATTGCAATCTAGCGCAGCGCGGTGATTTGATCACTACAACAGACGGCAAGGGACGCTTGGCGCTTGGCGTTCGCGACACTCACCACGGAATTTTTCCCGGCGCGAACGGACTCACTTTCGTGAAGCGGGGAAGCCTCAACAGCCTAGCGTGGAGGGTTCTATAAAATGCCGGGCATAGAAACCGCAGTTGCGTATATCGCAGCAGGCATCGGAAAAGGCGTTGCAGCAGTGACTGGAAAAGCTGCTTGGGCCGCTGCGACGGAAGCGTTCATTATTAAAAACGCTGCCGCAATAGCGATCATGAGCGCACAAGCCACATACTCGTCGATTCAAAGACGAAAGGCAGCGAAAGCGGCCAGAGTAGGTTTGAATCAAGGTCGGACCTTTATGACCCGCGAGGCGATCACTGCTCGTCAGACCATCTACGGTCAAATTCGCACGTCTGGTCCTTTGGTTTTCATCGACGAAACCGGAACAAACAACGAATACCTACATATGGTCGTGGTGCTGGCCGGGCATGAGTGCGAGGAGATCACCACGGTTTATTTCAACGATGAGGCTTTGACTCTCGATGGCAGCGGAAACGTCACAGCGCCGTCGCAATACGTCGGTCACGCTCGGGTTAAAAAGCACCTCGGAAGTTCAACGCAAACTGCCGACTCCGACCTTGTTTCAGAGTCACCTCGATGGACCTCCTCTCATCGAGGTCGAAGCGTTTGCTATGTATACGTCCGGCTCAAGTGGAACACAGAGGTGTTCCCGAGCGGGTGGCCAAACATTTCAGCGTTGCTAAAAGGAAAGAAAGTTTACGATCCGCGCACCGCGACGACGGCGTGGTCGGCGAACTGGGCTTTGTGCCTCGCTGATTTCATGACCGACGAAAGGCTCGGACTCGGCACGCCATACTCGACACTGGACGACACGGCGCTTCAAGCTGCGGCCAACGTATCCGACGAAAACGTCACGTTGAATCCGTCGGGGACGGAAAAGCGATACACCATCAACGGACAGATAAGCGCAGAGTCAGCGCCTGGAGATGTTATCGATCAAATGGTGCGAGCAGGAGCAGGATTCTGCGGATACATCGGCGGCAAATGGGTTATTCACGCAGGCGCGTATCGAACGCCAACCGTTGCGCTTGACGAGGATGATTTACGCGGGCCGATTCGTGCGCAAACAAAGCTCTCTCGCGCCGAAAACTTCAACGCAGCGAAGGGCGTTTTCACCTCACCGGAGAATCAGTGGCAGCCATCAGATTACCCAGCAGTTACGAACGCGACTTATGAGTCGCAGGATGACGGCGTCCGCATCTATCGCGACTTCGAGTGGCCGTTTACGACTAGCAACGCGACCGCGCAGCGCTTATCCAAGATTGCTTTGGAGCGAGTCCGTCAGCCGATCACTGTTAACCTAGCGTGCAAGCTGACAGCCATGCAGGTTCAAGCTGGCGACAACGTGCAGCTCACGATTGCTAGGTTCGGTTGGACGAACAAAGTCTTCGAGGTTGTTTCGTCTAAGTTCATCGTCGATCAGCAAGGCAGCGGACCGGCGCTCGGCTACAATCTCGTATTGCGCGAAACGGCGAGCGGCGTCTGGGATTGGGCTGATGGCGAGGAGACCGAGATTGACCTTGCGCCCAATACTAACTTGCCCGACCCGCGAACAGTCGCGGCGCCGACGAGTCTTCTGCTTGAGTCGAGCTCTTCCGAAATATTCACGCAGGTCGACGGGACGGTGATTCCTCGGATCAAAGCGACTTGGGCGCTGCCTGCTGACACGTTCGTGCAATCGGGAGGCTACATCCGCACGGAGTTCAAACGGACTGCCGACACCGAGTGGATTCCTTGGACCTTGGTGCGCGGAGACGTTGAGGAGGAGTATTTCACCGACGCGGAAAGCGGGATCAATTATTCCATTCGCATTCGTGCCGAGAATACGTTGCGCGCGTCATCCGATTGGGTAAGCGACACGATCACGGTCGGACAAAAGACGAGCGCGCCGGGAGTGGTGACGGGCATCACGATGGTGGCGGGCAACGCATCCGGTTACGACGGTCCCGCGCAATACTTTTTCGGGTCTCTCACCTACGCCGCCGTCATCAACTTTGTGCCGCCTAGCGATTCCGACATTTCATACTACGAATACGTAATCACCGACGTAGATACCGACGCGGATGCTGACTCGACTCCGGCACAAGTGACACATGATCCTCGTATAGAATACAATCACGGCAACAGGGGAATCTCTCAACCGTGGTATCTTCGCATTCGTAGCGTAGACAGGTCAGGCAACGCTGGAAGCTGGGCTGCATTAGGCTCCGATATACGGAATTTTATAGGTTTTGCTGCCGGGACTTTAAGTGAACAAGATTCCGACGACGTGGCAGTGACAGCCATCGAAACCGGCCAAGGCTCAAACGTGCAGCAAGTGCTGGCGCGTTTTCCAGTTACGCAGGTTGTTTCGCTAACCGGCGGGAGCCCAACGGAAACGATCAGCGTATCGCTGACCAATCGCGGCTTATCAACGAAACCAGACGTTGGATTCGTCGAATGTTCAACTGATCCGAACATACAAGCATCTTACGATTTCGACAATGCGCTCAATTCATCGACCGTCGCCTACATCGATCTTGAAACTATGGATGGGGCGAATTTGCCAGCCGGACTACAACGCTTCAGCATCGAATTTATAGAATACCTTTAACCCAAGGAATCGTTATGGCCCTTCAAAAATCAATCACTCGGCGAGGTGTAACCGCTGAATACTTTTTCGTCACGCAACTTAGATATTCTAAAGACACGAAAACCGCCGCTGCTGCGTTAGGGCTTTGTGTAGATGCCAATCACCGAGCCGAGGTCAAGGCTGGCCGATCGCAGCCATTGGAAGAAATCGTCGCGAAAGTCAGGTTGATAAACGACGACTTCGATCGCTATTTAGCAACCGGCACGGTCGAAGACGACAAAATCGTCGAGCGGATTTACTTGGCTGCGAAAGATGGCGTTGGCGTGATTTGCGATCTTGGTTCCGACATCTTCCAAACCGCGCAGGACGTTTAACCGATTACAGTTTTGACGATCCGCTTTATGTTTAGAGATGAACCCATTTATCGGATTGGACACAGCGACCCTGCAAACGCTCAAGACGGCTTACGTCTCAGCGTTGACCGCACTCGCGCAGAATCAGGCTTACAGCCTAAACGGACGCAGCCTGACTCGTTCTAATTTGACCGAGGTCAAGACGACTCTCGGACAACTCCAGGCGGCAATCGACTGGAACGCCAACGACAGTACTAACGAAACGCTCGTGAGCTTCACGGGACTTTAATCATGAACCAAATGAACGAGCTTTCGAAGGTCGCCTCGCAACTTCCGTGGTATGAAAAAGCAATCGCGGCGGTCGCGCCGAGCTATGGCAATCAGCGTTTGACGGCTCGTTTACAGCGGCATCTCTTCGCCTATCAAGGCGGTCGATCCGATAGACTTTACGCGCCGAAGCGCACCGGGCAGCCAGCGGAATCCTACCAGACGTCACGAGATCGCATCACGATGATGTGGGAGTCGCTTGATCTCGTGGAAAACTTCCCGCTCGCTAAGAGCGCTGTCACGACCTACTCGAAGTTTTTGACGCCGACGGAATACGCGCCAGCGACAGGCGATCGGAAATATGATGCATTGGTCGGCGAATACTTTCACGACTGGTGCAAGCGGTGCGACAAAACTGGCCGCAATTCCTTCCGGAAAATGATCCAGATCG